CCTAAAAAATTCCCCGGGGGTAATTTTCCCTGAAAGTCTTTCATTTGACGGGGTTTAAACTATGGGCAAAGGAGCCTAAAGTCGAGGAAAAGTGAGAGGAGGTCGTGTGGCAGCAAGGCGAAGAAGCTCAGAAGCCAGTAAAACTCGTCGGAAACCCGCGACAACTCCTGAGGGTCGTGAGAATGAGATGGTTTCTGCAGCGATCGATCTCGCCGAGAAGCAAATTCGTCAAGGAACTGCCTCGTCTCAAGTCATTACGCACTTCTTGAAGCTTGGTTCGACTCGAGAACGGCTCGAACAACAGCGACTTGAACACGAAAACGAATTGACTCGCGTAAAGATCGAGGCGCTCGAATCTCAAAAGCGTGTAGAGGAACTTTACATGGAAGCTCTTCAGGCTATGCGCTCTTATGCTGGTGATCTGCCAGCTCCAGAATCAGATGACGTTGATTAGGACATATTCCGAGCTTCGTCACTTGGAAACTTTCGAAGAACGGTATCAGTATCTTAGATTGAAGGGAAGTGTTGGAGAAAGAACCTTCGGATTCGACAGATGGATTAACCAGCGTTTTTACAGATCTCGAGAATGGAAACGAGTAAGAAATCACGTCATAGTTCGTGACGATGGATGTGATCTCGGTATTCCAGGCTATGAAATTCACTCGGGTCTGTTGGTTCATCATATGAATCCATTGATGATAAACGATCTCGAGCAAGGTGAAGAATGGGTTCTCGATCCTAACTTTCTCATAACGACGTCGCTTCAAACTCATAACGCAATCCACTATGGTGACGAAAGTCTGCTTCCAAGGGGCCCTATTGAGAGGAAAGCGGGTGATACAAAACTTTGGTAAACGGGGGTTCACATGAATGGTCATGAAATTGCGCTATGGTCCGGTGTGGCTGCTTTCTTTGGGAGCCTTTTAGCTATTGGCATCTTCGATGTATTCAATGCCGATCAGCTTGTCGAGTATCTTGGAGCATTGATCGTTGCTTTTATCACAGCTGGATCGGTATACGCCAAGCAGCGGTTGGACGATGCGAAGAAGGCTCAAGAAAATAGCACTCGTCCTCCGACAACGTATCAAAAGGGAGAATAATGGCTGATAAGCCTAAGGATACTGAAACCAAGAGCGAAGCCGAGCTTTTGGAGGAGCAGAGGGAACGCGAGAGAGAAGCAGAAGCAGAGGCAAGGAAGGAAGGTAAGAGGTACGACGGGGGAGAGATTCCCAAGAAGTAGTAGGGGCGCAATTCCTAGGTAGTATACTCGAAAGCTGGTGAAGTAGATGGAAACAAGCATTCTTACTAGTACAAAGAAGATTCTGGGCATTAGTGAAGATTATACCGTCTTTGATCTTGACATTATTACACACATCAATACTGCCTTTTCTACTCTCACTCAGCTGGGTGTTGGGCCCGTTGAAGGTTTCATGATCGAGGACGAATCAGCTAAGTGGGAAGATTTCATTGTAGAAACGGATCATCAGTACAATTCAGTAAGATCGTACGTTTTTCTCAAGGTTCGACAGCTGTTTGATCCTCCGACGACATCATATCTAATTGCGGCTACGGAGAAGCAGATCGAAGAGCTCGAATGGCGGTTGAATGTACATCGTGAGGAGACTGGTTGGGTAGATCCCGATCCTTATGCAACTTACGTAGAGGATATTTATACTGGCGAAGTCGTGGAGGTATACGATGGCAAGAGAAGGACGCGAAGACTCGCTAGCTGAGCATCAGAAGAGAGAAGAAGATAGGCTGGCAGCACATAATGAAAGACAGGCTCGACTGGGTCGTCCTACTGTAGAGAATCTGGAAGGTCATGAGGAACGACAGGCTCGATTGGGACGCGCTTCAACGGCCCAGACAGAAGAAGTTCCGGAAGAGACCCCGAAGCCGAAGCGTAGTCGTTCTACTGCCAAGAAGTAGGGGGTGAAATGAGCGCCCTTGAAGTTGTAGAAAGGCTTTTGCATATTTCAGAACGTCCTTGGAGCGCTTACACCGAAGCCGATTATAGCATTGAGCAGTGGCATTCGGCGTGTCTGGTTCATCTTCATGATGGGCCGCCGACGTCAAAGAGTCAATGCAAGTTGCCGGTCAAGACTCCAAATGGTGCGTTGAATAGGAACGGCGTTCATGCTGCAGCGGCTGCATTGGCTGGAGCTCGCTCTCCACTCAAGGCGTCTCCAGAACAGAAAGCTAAAGCTGCTGCAGCATTACGTAGATATTACAGTCAATTGGGAGAAACTCCACCTGATTCATTGGCTCAAAGCGCTATTGATGAGGTCCTCGAGCATCACGGCGTCAAAGGAATGCGTTGGGGTGTTCGTCGGAAGGCTACAGTCGGTCCTCAGGAAGTTATTGTTAGCGATAAGCGGAAGAAGATCAAGACTTCTGGTGGCGGGGGACATCCGGCGCATCCTGACGCAGTTCGAGTTCGTGTAATTGGTCAACAGGGAAAGAAAAGCGGGCTCAAGTCTCTTTCTGATCAGGAATTGAATGACTATGCGAGGCGAATTCAGCTAGAACAGAATGTCAAGCGTCTTCAGTATAACGAAAAGAGCAAAGCGCATAGATTCGTGTTGGCTGCCGTTGGACGTTCGGCTAATCAGAATGTCGATTCTCTCGCCAAAACTGGTAGCGCAGCAGTAGGTAAGAAGGCCTTGAAGTTGGCTGCCGCTGCAGCTTAGGAAAGGAGGTTAGCTTGGGACTGTCTAATACTGCGGTGCCGACGTATTACGGTCGGTTTCGCGAGGAGTTCTCCGTGGTGAGATTCCTGTGAACCGTGAAGTCTCCATGGAGATGAATCGGATCGATTCGCTCATTGCTAACCAAAACATCTATTACGACGACCAAGCGGTTGAAGGATTCATTCGTTATTGTGAAGGAGAATTGACTCTAACGGATGGATCGGATCTTCATCTTCTTGATTCGTTCAAACTTTGGGCCGAACAAATCTTTGGTTGGTACTACTTCGTTGAGCGTAGCGTCTATGTTCCTACGAAAGACAATCATGGCGGACACTACGAGACACGTCAGATCAAGAAACGTCTCACGCTTAAGCAGTATCTAATAGTTGCTCGTGGTGCCGCCAAGTCGATGTACGCTTTCATGATTCATAGCTACTTCTTAAACGTAGACACGTCGACCACACACCAGATCAATACGGCGCCAACGATGAAACAGGCAGAAGAAGTTCTGTCTCCGTTTCGTACATCCATCACGCGCTCGCGCGGGCCTTTGTTCAAGTTCTTGACGGAGGGTTCGCTTCAGAATACTACCGGATCAAGAGCTCTTCGAGTCAAGCTTGCTTCGACCAAGAAGGGTATTGAGAACTTCCTTACTGGATCGATACTCGAAATTCGCCCAATGGCCATTAACAAGCTGCAGGGACTTCGCCCTAAGATCTCCACGATCGACGAATGGTTGTCGGGTGATCTTCGAGAAGATGTAGTGGGCGCAGTCGAGCAAGGAGCTTCCAAACTCGAGGACTATCTGATCGTAGCTATTAGCTCTGAAGGAACCGTTCGTGCCGGTTCAGGTGACACCATCAAAATGGAGTTAGCTGACATCCTCAAGGGAGAGTACTACGCGCCGCATGTTTCGATCTGGCATTACAAGCTAGATGAAATTGAAGAAGTAGCCGATCCGGCGATGTGGTTGAAGGCAAATCCCAACTTGGGAATGACGGTGTCTTATGAAACATATCAGCTTGATGTGGAACGGGCCGAAAAGGCACCAGCGTCTCGCAATGACATTCTCGCGAAGCGCTTCGGAATCCCAATGGAGGGTTACACGTACTTCTTCACTTACGAAGAGACCCTTCCGCATCGTCGTAGAGAGTTCTGGCAGATGCCGTGTGCTCTCGGCGCAGACCTTTCTCAGGGTGATGACTTCTGTGCGTTCACGTTTCTCTTCCCATTGGGATACGAGAAGTTCGGAGTAAAGACCAGAAGCTACATTACCGAACTTACGTTGATGAAACTGCCTGCAGCAATGCGGCAGAAGTACGAAGAGTTCATCAATGAAGGAAGTCTTCATGTAATGCCTGGCAACATTCTCGACATGATGGAAGTCTATGATGATCTGGATCAGTTCATCATACAGTCCGAGTATGATTGTCGAGCTCTGGGTTATGATCCTTACAATGCCAAAGAATTCGTTGCTCGTTGGGAAGGTGAGAACGGACCGTTTGGTATTGAGAAGGTCATTCAAGGGGCCAAGACCGAGTCGGTTCCTTTGGGTGAGATCAAGATCATGGCCGAAGAGCGACTTCTGATTTTCGATCAGGCTCTCATGTCGTTTGCGATGGGTAATGCAATCACATTAGAGGATACGAATGGGAATCGGAAGTTGTTGAAGAAGCGTCAGGACGAGAAGATCGATAATGTGGCCGCTCTTATGGACGCCTGGATTGCATACAAGTTGAACAAGGAGGCGTTCGAGTAATGGAACCCAGACATAGAATTAATCTAGCAGATCTAGCTCATGTTGCTGTGATTGTAATTGCGGTGTTTGTTGTCCTCGCCTATTGGAACGGTTGGGGATAATTAGAGAGGAGGTGAGATGGCGACACTTCGTACGACGTTGAGACACGCCTGGAACGTATTTACCAATCAAGATATTAGAGAGAAAGCAGGACCACGAAATTCTCCTTGGCCGGTTCAGCCGGATACAGGCGTTCCTTATTACGTCGGAGGCGGTTCTTCTGGTTCTCGACCAGATCGTATTAGACTTCGAATTCCTAACGAACGCTCAATCATCTCCTCGATTTACACGCGTCTAAGCATTGATGTTGCATCGGTTGACATGCGCCATGTCCGATTGGACCAAGATAATCGATACATTCAAGATATTGAAAGTGGTCTCAATAATTGTTTGACTCTTGAGGCCAATATTGATCAAGCTGCTCGCGCGTTTAGACAAGACGTCGCTATGACACTTTTCGACAAAGGTGTAGCAGCGCTTGTTCCTGTCGATACATCGATTAATCCGCAGGAAACTGGTGGATTCGACATCTTGACACTTCGTGTTGGCGAAATTGTGACATGGTATCCGAATCATGTGCGTGTAAGTCTATGGAATGAGGCAAAAGGCGCTAGGGAAGAGATCACTCTGCACAAGACTTCCGTAGCTATTGTTGAGAATCCTTTGTATGCTGTGATGAACGAGCCGAATTCGACTCTACAGCGTCTTCTCAACAAACTTAACCTGCTAGACGTTATTGATCAGCAGTCAGCTTCAGGAAAACTGGATCTCATCATTCAGCTTCCATATGTGATTAAGTCTGAAGCTCGTAGACAGCAAGCTGAACAGCGTCGTGCAGATATTGAATTTCAGCTAGCCGGAAGTAAGTATGGTATTGCCTATACGGACGGAACCGAGAAGATCACTCAGCTGAATCGTCCGGCCGAGAACAATCTTATGGCCCAGATCGAATACCTGACCGCAATGCTCTATGGTCAACTAGGTCTAACCGAAGAGGTCATGAATGGTACGGCCGATGAAAAAGCTATGCTGAATTATTGGAATCGTACTATTGAACCTGTTCTTACCGCTATGGTCGAAGCTATGCGTCGTAGATTCTTGACCAAGACGGCCAGAACACAAAAGCAGTCGATTCTCTTCTTCAGAGATCCGTTCCGGTTGGTTCCAGTTGAGAACATTGCTGAGATTGCGGACAAGTTTACTCGTAACGAGATCATGACTTCGAATGAGATGCGTCAAGTTGTTGGTTTGGCTCCGCATCCTGATCCGAATGCCGACAAGTTGCTCAATAGTAACATGCCGCAAGCGCATTTGCCGATTGATGGAACCGTATCCGAGACTAATGGAACCGTATCCAAAACTAGGCTTGATTTAGCATCTGTTGTAGACCCAAGAGTAGGGAAGGACGTTCAAAATGGGAGCAGAAGAGGCTAAGCCTGATTTCAGTGGTTACGCCACGAAGGCTGGTCTTAAGTGCTCAGATGGACGGACGATTATGCCGGATGCTTTCAAGCATCAGGATAAGGAAATTGTTCCG